TAAACGTTGGTGATGGTTGGACTGAAGTTAGTGGGGACAGTGATTGAGATGTAACAGAGGTGATAGGCGCAGCGTATGTTCCACGGTCGTTAACATATAACCCTGGATTTGGTTGACTATAATTTGGTGATATATACCCACCCAAATTATTATCGTCAGGAAATGAACTAGCTTCTGAAAGAAAGTTATTATATTGGTCTGTTAAATTAGTGCCTAAGAAACCTAGCGACATAGCGTTTTTAAATGCTTCTGGGCCGCTTATGCCGGGGTTAATTCCCGTACTGTTAAATCCCATTTTGTCGGCTGCGTTAGCCCCATAATAAGAACCATAACCAGCCCCCGCCACGCTCGCGCCAGGAATCATCGACACCATGCCTAGGTTACGCAAATCCGTGGGTGCCGTCAGTGGGTTTCCCTCTGGCATTTCTGAGTCAGTGGGTGAATAACCATCACCCTCGCCCTGGTCATATCTAAATGGGTCGCGATATTGTTGAGGGGCTAGGATTTGATCTCCGACAATGCTCATCCCTTGCTCGTCTTGAGCGACGATGTTGGGGGTTATGTTGGGGGTTACTCCAGTTTGTTGATAGGTCGGCGCGTTGCGAAATTTCCATGCATTGTTGCGGTCTTGAAAATGCTCTAGGTAATCTGCAATGGATGGAGCAAACACGCCTGTGGTCCGTCCGCTAGTTGGTGTTTGATCAAGTATACCCATTAGCCTGGACGCCCTCCCATTTTAATATTTGAAATATCTGACTTGGTCACAAGTTCAGCTGCGATCTGCTCACGCTTCAAGTCAAGCTCGCGATCGAACTGGTCTTCATCTTGCGCCATCTCTGCGCTAAACTTCTGGCCTTCAAACTGAAGCTTCTGACCGGCGATCTGTTGATCAGATTGGATCTTAGCTTTCTTTGCTTCTGCATCCATTTGAACTTTAGCCTGGTCCATTTGCATTTGAGCTTTAAACATTTGCTCTTGTGGAGATGGCTGCGGTTGTTCTGGTTTTTTGTCTTCTGGATTAGCAAAATATGATTCGACTCCCGGCAAGTGAGACGCCTCCACAAGATCAGAAATTGCGTTGTAAACGTGTGAGGGTTCAACCAAGCCGAGAGACGGGTTTGCCATCGCTTTTTCTTGATACATAAGAACACCTTGCAAAGCGCCAATTCGTTCTTGGTCGGTGCCGTGTCCAATACCAACGTTAGCAATCACGTCCATTTCTGCATCCCATGACCGGGGATCTATCTCAATCCATTTGCCCCGCAAACGAACTGTGCGAGCTTTGTCCTGGTGTGCAATAATTAGACGCAAAACGCCGCGATATAAATCTTTCACGCCGTTTGCAAATATTCGCGCAATCATATCCATGCGCTGGTTTGCAGCTTCTGCGACTTGGTTAGCTGCAGTTGCCGTTGTGTTCTGCAAAGCCTCACCAGAGAGTGAATTGCCTTGTCTGCTCATGCCGGTTCTAGCTTCTTTCATCTGTTCGATTAATCCGAACATCGGGAGAGCCTGACCGCCAACAAACGTGGTATTTAATTCGCGCACTGCGTCTGACCGTTTTGCACGAACAATGCCGCCAGCCCGTGGCGTCAATAAATCATCGAGATCGACTTGACCTTCGACTGCCAACATCCGAGGGTTGTTCGCTAAATACATAGAATCTAAAACGCCGCGTAAAGTTGCAGTGGCAATGTCTTGCAGCGGCATCGTAAGATCTGCCTGAGACATACCGTAGAAAACGTGCGGGATTGGAATTGGGCAGATTGCCGCGAAGGGTTTCTCTGTCGCTTCTTCCCAACCCAAAATCACTGAGCCGTCTTCGCCGCCGATCCAGCATTTGACCAAACGACCAATGCCAGTGTCATCAAGATCGACTTTTAAGTAACACTCATTGCACCAAAATTCGCGCTCAGATTTGTCCGCGTGTTCATCCGAAAAAGAGACGGACTCCTGATCGTCAAAACGCACCCAATCTTCTTCGGTGATCTCTGAAAGGCTATCCGTTAGCCCTTCCATAGCTTCCCGGTCAAAGCCCATCTGAACGCCCTCAGATACCCGCATACGGACCCTGTGAGCGACTAGGTTAGCGCTTTCAATGTCACGCGCCCTGGCTGAAATTAAGAACTCATCTGGCGGCACATTAACAACGCGAACCTTGCCTGTTTTTGACGTTACTTTTAATTTAACATCGTGCGTAAAGTCTTCGTTTTCTGTGTGTTCTACAACCTCAACATCGTCGCTTTCTGTGAGTTGTATCAACTCTTCAATAGTAAGATTTGAAAACTCTTTTAATTCTTCTGTGTCAGTTTCATCCCAGTACCATTTTACAATTCCGTTTTTCTGACACAACGCATCAAAGAACCAGTTGTAAGCAATTTTAAAAATATCGTTGTCGATGCCAAAGACTACATTGTTGACATAATCCGTTGATTGTTTGGCACCGTCTTCAGCTTCTTCTTTTAGTGCTTCATAACGCACTGATCGACCTGGCTGCGTAAAGATTTTCATCAGCGGCGGCATCATAGCTAGAATTGTGTCTGACACTTCTGATGTGACCACTTGGCTGCGGCCTTTTATTTCATCGCCTCTGACATCGCCCTTAAAATATTTTAATGCTTTGGCGCGGTCTGAATTAACTTCGTCGGACAGATAGCCGACAGAGGATTTAAGCATACCTTTGGCGATGCCATGTATTTTTTCCTCTGGTGTCTGCTTTTCTTCTGACATTAAACAATACCTAAATTTGGATAGTTAAGTTCGCCGCGTTTGTAGTAACCACTTGATCCGCCAACGTTGGAATAAACGCCGGGGGATTCCATCGTCATCATTAATGCATCTGCAACGTCGGGACTTCTAATCCCGCGTTTTTTCATTTCTTGTTTAGTTTCTAATTTTAATTTGCCGGTCGATGTGAACGTAAATCGCGGCGCTGTTAATTCTGATATAAGGGCTGCGTCATCTGGAATTTTACAATCCCGCGCCGCAAACCACTCTTTTAATTCAAACCATAATTCTGATCTGCGATTAATAAATTTATCTTTCACTGTCGCTGATTCTGACACTGCAACTCCACGAACAGGCAAGCCCATTTCGCCCATACGATCAACGACGCCAGCGCCAATGCCAATAACATCTGTCATAATGTCAATCGGCAGATCATCTGTAGATGTTAGTTGATACTCTGCATTCACCAGGCCACAGATTTGCATCGTGTCTTTCTGCGACCAAATCTTTGGCGGCTCTGTTACTGTGTTTCCACGTCGCTTAATTAAGCACGTCCGATCATCGCCAAACCGTGCGACATCGAGGCCCCAAATAACTTGGCCTGTCGGCTCAACATCTCTGCCAACCGCTGCTTCAACTAAGTGCAACGGGATCAGGACATCGTCTTCTTGTTGCGGAAAGATACCTTTAACACGCACACCAAAAATAGAACTATCGGAGCCGTATTGCGTGGACATCTCTTCAATAAATTCTGGCGATACGCGGGTACTCTGTTCGCAGCTGACAGTCATTGAATACCAACGTTCACGCATCTTGTTAAATGCATCAAAAAAATATCCGCTGCTTCGCGTTGGGTTGCCGGTTAAAACTTGCTTTGCACCTTTTGTAGATAACGAACCGTGAGCCGTTTCAAAGACGATATCAGGGATGCCAGACGCCTCATCAATAAGAAATAATAAATTTTCCTGATGGAAGCCTTGCAAGGATTCTGGCGTCTCCTTTGAACTTGTCCGCGCCACCGCGAATGATTCCGTCGGCGCTTGCTTGAGTTCAATTCTATCAACCTTTATTTCAATCAAATCTGCAAATTCGGGTGTCATTTGACGATGCCATTTAGCGATCTCAGCCATTAGCACGTCTTTAATTTGGGCCGAGGTGTTAGCAGTCAAAACCACCTTTACGGGGTAGCGTGTGCTTATAAACCAAAGCACCAACCAGGACTGAAAACATGACTTGCCGACGCCGTGCCCAGATTTTATGGCGACGCGATCATTGTCTCTAATCGCGTTCAAAGCTTCGATTTGCCACTCTTCTGGCGACGCCCCAATAACCTCACGCACAAAGCGCACTGGGTCGCCTTTTAATCTGTATAAAGATAATGCGAGATCATCGTCTGTTAATGTAGACATTGGTTCCTTGGTCGTGGTATAATTCTAATGACGGTAGTTGCTCGGCGGGTGGATAATTAAGCTAGGGTAATTTGTAGGTAGAGTGGTGTACCACCCTAAAGCCTTTCCTAGCCGTCACGTTCCTTCGTTATATTGTTGGCCCAATAAGCCCTGTCCACCTATTGCAGCGCCAGCCGCAAGTGGTACTGCCAATAAGCCTTTATTCTTGATAAATTCTTGCATAACTTTTTCACGGGTAGAGCCGGTTTTCTTAGCCCTCTTATCCGCTCTGACGCGAAGCAACTCCATAAACGTACCCATGCTGGAATCAGCGACATTTGTCCGGTCCGCGCCGCCCATCCATAAGTTGGCTTGGAACTGAGGGCCGGTCATGCCGTTTGCTTTGGCAATCTCGTTTATATAATCCTCAAACGCTTTATATTCGTTGTCATTAGGCATCTCGGCATACATCGCCGGTTCTTTGGTGTAATCCTTCATATTGGTTACGCCATCATCCATAGCCCGTTTCGCGTCAAAACGAGTTATATCATTCCCAACAGTGTCCGTAGTTCGTTGAATGTAATCGTCAACTTTATTACCATATTTACCGCGCAATTCTTTTTCAAATTTTTGCGACATATCACTAGAATTTTTAATCCAGCTAGGATCACCAGATGCCATCGCCATATAGCGGGTGAAATGGAGATCCGCCGCAATATTGTTGTTGCTACCCAATAAACTCGCCTTAAAACCTTTCGGTTTAGGGTTAACCGACGCGGTGCTATCCGTTGCTTTAACTTTACCTTGAGGTAACGGCTCCCACTCGCCTTTTTGCTGACGTGAAATCGCCATTTCTTGACCACCAGCGGCGTAATGCCCGTATGTAGGTTCACGCCCAGCCGCTAAACGACGACCTTCTGGCAAGTTAACGTCACCTTGTATTTCTTTTGCATATTGTGGGTCTGTCGCTACCCGACGCCGTGCAGCCGACGCATTGCCAAGGTTCTGATCAACCTTAGACGCCGGGGATGTCGCCCCGACTAACTCAACAAATTCTTTCCACTCTGAATGGCCCTTTTTCTCGCCAAGCTCTTGAACGAACCAATCGCGCAATTCTTCAGTATTATACCAATCATTGCCGCCTAATTGCTCGCCGCGTTTAACGTCTGCCATCATCTGGGTCATCAACCCGTTTCGGTCATTTCGTAAGGCGTCAATGGCACTTTCTGTTCTGGCGCTTACCCCTTTTGCCGGTTGATGCCGTAAATAGCTGTATTCTGACCTGTCAGGTGCAGCCCCTAAATAACGAGGGTCTGAACCAGCATCGATGTCATATTTTGACGGTGCAGGGGGTGAGTCGCCTAAAAGCCCCTTTACTCCTGCCTTCACGCCCTTACGTGCAGTTGCGCCGAGTATCCCAGGCAATAATTCAGACGCGCCAAGTGCGGCAGATCCTAAGC